CTCGCTGAACTCCACCAACAGACATATCTTCCGCTCCTTCAGAAATTCCTTCAATTGCACGTAAAGCTTCAGCAACACGATGAGGCTGATCAGCAAACTGAAGCAATAGTTGTGTGCGAATTAGATCACGCCGAAGCGGAGGACGTGATGTTCTAACTGAACGAGAAATATTGCCAATTCCAGATCCTTCTAATGCAAAGTTATCAACTTGATTTGTCCGCATGAATTCCAGAATAACTCCAGAATTACGAATTTTCTTTTCACGAATTTCTTTAATTTGACGACGTAACTCTCGTTCTTGATCATCAAGCGAAACCCATTCTTTTAATGTAGTTCGAATTAGTTCCGTCGAGTCTTCATTCGCCATTTATATATTCTATGTGTTTGTGATGAAAGCCCATTTCCTCCGCCTTTTTCAACCTTACTCGCGACTTTCCCAACTGATGTTGCTGCCTTATACAGAATAGGGCCAATAAATGGTATAATTAAAAAAGACGCGATTAGGGCATCTCCGAGTTCATCGGCAGCGATATGGGTTGCAACAACGCCCATACCGGCTAATGCTGCTGGAACCGCTACCATTGCTTCACCTACAGGACCACCAACGTCCGCAGCAACCGTATCTGCTGTCACAATTGCTGTAGTACCCAGTTGAACTGCCGATTCTTTCACAATTCCAACCCATGGCCCGATTACAGCTGTTTTTTCAAGACTTTTCAAAATCGTTAGATACGGATATGCTGCATCAGACACATTTACTACAATATTTGGTAACAACTTGCGGACATATGCAATTAACATGCGGATACCATGATCAAATACTTTGCCCTCTGTTGATGCACCGCCAGATTGACGCATAATTCGAAACATTTTTTGGGATTGAGGACTATCAAAAACCGGTTTTGTTTTTGCTTCATCATAGAATGCTGATTCTCGAAGTTCAGCGGGAGATTTAAAGTGTGATGTACGTAAGAAATCTCCTAAACTCAATAATTTTACGAATAAGAAAGCAGACTCCTTGTCTTTCATCGACTTCATTAAATAGTGGTATATCGCCAAGTGCCTCTTGGACTTAATTGGGCGTTCGTATACCCAAACCATTATTTTATGCGTTCAAAAAAGTCCTAAAATACCAGTCTGAACGACAAATGCCCGAGTCTATACAAAAGGGAATGGACGAGGAAACTGGTACGGTAAATTGGAATGGGCAACTTGAGACAATTTTGTCTCAGGAAGGGGAACGGGCTTTATGTTTTGCATGGTTACATACACAATCTCAAAAAAAGTATAATGATTTGAATACCTATATTACCTTACCAACTATTGCTATGTCAACATTAGTTGGAAGCGCAGCGATTGGCTCTTCATCAATATTTATTTCAATTCCAACTATAGGAAATTATGTTATTGGCGGTATTAGTATCAGTGTGGCACTTTTAAATACAATTTCAAGCTTCTTTGGATGGGCGAAGCGGTCAGAAGGTCATCGCCTATCAGCAACAGCATATACAAAAATTCATAGATTTATGATGATTGAATTATCATTACCACGTGCAGAACGTATGCATGCTCGAGATTTACTTAAAATAACAAGAGATCAACTTGATAGATTACAAGAAACAAGTCCTCAAATTCCTGATGATATAATTTATTCATTTCAAAAAAGATTTGGTGATTCAACACCTGAAGTTAGCAAACCTGTAATTACAAATGGATTAGATCCAATTGATGTATATGTTGATGAAAATATTACACCTAACAAACTTTCTGTTGGACTTCTTAGATCTAGAACTTCCACCGACGATCACACTCTAAGCAATTCACGAACGTTGTCATCGGTTCGTCTGCCGATCGTGTCTGCATCTGATAATAATCACACTTAGATTTCTTCTTACATCCAGAACACCACAGAAAGATAGATGCACTTTCATTCTTGGAATACAACTTTCGCTCTGTTTCAATAATTTTCTCAATCGCAAGTTTCCAGCGAGCAGGACACAAATCTACAGCTGTTAATTCCACAAATCCACGCGGAGTTACTTCATTCGAATTTAGTTTTGAATTCCAATCTTCAGTGTTTTGTACATAACTATTAGAACCACGCAAATTTTCATATACGGACATTGCTCTACTACGATACATATTCCAAAATACACGATTTTTCCAATCTACATCAATTCCTTCGTGAATTGCTTGATCATTTACAATTTGCAGAATCGCTTCTTCCAATTCAGTTGAAAATTTTGTAATTTCTGAAAGATTCTCACGAACTTTATCACGAATTGCACAATCAACAAATACGTTCTTTGATCGAATTGGTGTTTGTCTAGCAGGCTTGGGTTCGCGTCTAATAACTTCTGGTTCAATTTCTGGCTCAGCTTCTTCTTCAATTTCCTCCTCGATTTCCTCCTCAATTTCTATAGCATCTTCTTCATCCAAATCTTCAGCAGCAAATGTCCATTCACAATACAGAGTTTCATATTCATCCGCTTTTAGATTTTCATAAGCGGAAATTGGTGCATCATATTCATCTTGCTCTTCGCTGGTTGACCCTAGAATAATAATAGGTCCATAATATGTTTCTTCATCAAATGGAGTTGGTAGCATATGAGAATTTGCATGTTCATCTTCACCTGTAACACATGCGAAAATACTAATCCAACGGGTTTCTTTCAGCGGATCTTGAAGCTTTCCTTGAAATTGAATATCATTATTCTTAAATTTCTTGCGAATCCATTCCAATACATCTGGAGTTTTTGCTGGGATTTGAATATCAGAATATGCACCAACCGTTGAAATTGTAACGCCTACCACCATTTTATCAAATAGATAGATGGCCTTATATTGTTTCGTTTTTAACATGAAAGCGGGAAAACGGATTTTATAGTAGCTTAAGTTATACCTATTATACACAAAATGTCGTCATATGTCCCGCCTCACCAACGTAATCGCCGTCAAGAGCCAAAGAAGGAAATTTCAATTGATGTAAGTGATAAATCATTCCCGAGTCTGGGCTCATCAAATGTAAACCAGACACGATGGGTTGGAGCAAGCTCATTTTCTAAGCTTGCAAGTGATTGGAAGCTAAAGGAAGAAGAAGAAGCTCGTATTCATGAATATGAGCGAGAGAAGGCTATTCGTGAAGCATCTGTAATTCCTATTGGAATGCATCGACTTCACCAACTTCGCTCAGAGCCTAAATTTGAAGAAGATGTTGTTATTGAAATGCCTAAACAAGTGGATGAATGGACTAATGCGAAGCCCCTTCATAAACCTCGTAAGGTAAAAACACTTGAACAAATTATGGAACAACGTGAAAAGGAAGAGCAACTTCAAAAGGAAGCAGATGCGAGTTGGATTGATTGTGGCCCTGAGGCACATGAAACATATTGGGATGATCGATATTAAACAACCATCGGTGGAGGTGTCTTATAAAATAACCCTCTTGCCCAAACTCCAGCACTTTGTCCTAATCTAGGCATATAAAGCCCATATGGACCTTTACTTGCCTGCCAACCATAATATACACCAAATACAACAGCACAAATTAATAAAACAACATCAATAAGTGATATAATACCATTTTTTGATATTTGATCTCCTGCCCAATCTGAAATTCCTTTAGTTGATTTCTTCTTTTCATCACTTACACCAGCAGATTTAACTGGCTTTACATCATCACCCTTTTTGGCAGCACGTTTACATCTCATATATGTCTTTCCATCATGTGGCATTGGACCACCTGGTAATTGTTCAACATCATTGAAGAATACTTCTCGGTCTCCTAATGGCTGAATCGGACGGGATCCAGGAGCCACATTCTTGGTCAACAGCGCAAAATTGTTCGCATCCATGTTGATCATCGCTTTAAAGACACACCATTTTACTGGTGCACAATTTGGTACTATATCAGAACCTTCATAATAAAAATAAGATCCAGTTGGAGGAACCATCATAAATAATCCCCAATTTTCACCTAAGTTTACCTGCGTATTTCCAGACCCTCCAACCGCATAAGGAACGAATGAATTGAAAAAATGGGTTGCAGAAGTCTCAGCGGGATTCACGCGGACAAGAGCACTCACATTTAATCGACCACCTGTTGGATTTGTAAAGAAGGCTACGACTTCCGCATCCGCTTGAATATTCTCAACTGTATGATGGCTTGGATGATTCACAAGTAATGAATTACAAGTATATCCTTCTCCATTAAATTTACACGAGCCTAAACTGGATGTACTTGTAAGAACCAATCCTTCTTCTGTAATCACAGTATATGCGGAAGCAATCATCGCATCATCAAACACTAATTCACACATCAAATCACATGGCTTCGCAAACGTATGAGATAAATTAATTGGACTTTGGTTGGTTCCAGAACAATTTCCGGACCATGCAGTCGATGAGCTATAAATACTCATTTGTAGTTTATCACGATTTTGTATCCCGCAATTACACAATATGGCTGGTCAGCTAACTGAAGAAGAGAAAGCTGCTTTGAAAGCCATGCGGGAAGCAACTGTAAAAGCTCCGCTTGAAGCAAGAATTAAAGAACTTGAAGCGATTATTACAAAACCATCTGTTATTGGATCATGGATTAAAACATATTTATATCAATTGTTTTTGTATTTACCGAATGCATTAGTCTTATTCGGTCCAATTATTGATAGTATTAATCAAGAATTCAGATATACTTTGGCAAGTATTATTGGACTCGCATCTATTGGTGGAAATTGGATATTCGGGAAAATATTATCTTTATTCTTAAAATCATTTTCAAAAACAACTGCGGTTAACTGTACAGTTCCTGGATTTGAATCATTAGAATCATTCTTTAGCCCACAAGGGATTGTACTTCCGGCAACTATGTTTACATATTTATTAATTGATTTAGGATTCCATCGAGATCCATCTAAAAATATGGGAACCGCATTTTTAATGTTTGGATTTTTAATTGCACAAACACTTGTCATGTATGGAAATGGTTGTTTTAAAGCATATTAT